GTGCAGACCATGCAGTGCAGACCATGCAGTGCAGACCATGCAGTGCAGACCATGCAGTGCAGACCATGCAGTGCAGTGGTAGCAGTGAAAGGACAGTAATGAGCTTTGAGAACTGGTGTAAGCACTATAACGGACTTATGAACGATACGTGCAGAGTCGGCGTGGTCTACAAGGATGTGAAATGTCCATCAGAAGAACCACTCAGCTATCCATGTTTTAAGGACAGAGGATGCACAGATCTCTGCTCTCAAGCTGCATTCCGCACGCCAGAGGAAGTTGCTGAAGAGATGGAGAAAGCTAGGCAGTCCCTGCAGAGGTATCTAGAAAACATCGCAAACGGTATTTGCCCTCACTGCAAAGCGGCAATTCGTGAGAAGAGACAAGTAGGTAGGTGTGTCTATGCTTATCCTTGTTGGCATAGACTGTATCAAGGCACATTGAAGCAAGAGGAGAGACAGTGGCCTCAGTGATCACTGCCCGTGAAATCCAGGTCCTCTCATTGCTTGCCCTTGGTCTCACTGACGATGACATTGCCTGCTCACTGCACATCAAGGGCAGCACGGTGCGAAGCCACCTCTGCCGCATTCGGCAAAAGCTTGGATACCCGTCACGGTTTCACAAACGGGACCATGCATGGCGTGTGAAGCTCGCACTTTACACATTCAAACAAGGCTGGGCCTCACTCAATGATGCCCATGAGATCGGAGAAAAACAATGATTGACCGTGAAACACTTGGAAAAGTTGTTCGTCTTGCCTGGGTTGCATGGGCGGCTGAGCAACCCAACCCGAAGTCATCCTGGCTCAGGCCGTGGGAAGAGCTGAGTGAGACAGACAGAGAAGCCGATCGACGCATCGGCGAGCTCACTGCCAACTTTGCGCTCAGTGAGTACAACCCGCTCAATCGCTATCAAGAAGAGGTAAAACGTACCACTGCCACCACTGAACTCAACGATACCCTTGTCATGACTGCCATGGGTCTTTCTGGTGAGGTTGGGGAAATTAACGAGCAGATCAGGAAATACTTGTTCCATTGCCATCTACTCAATAGAGATGATATAGCCAAGGAATGCAGTTATCTCCTTTGGTACCTCACTGCCCTTTGCGCTGCACTCGGTGTTTCTCTCCAAGATGTCATTGATCAAAACGTTAAAAATCTGCGAAGAAGGTATCCGGCTGGGTTTGATGCAGAGAGATCGAAGAATAGGGAGAAAAACAATGAATAGCAATTTCATCGCACAAAAAGCCGAGCCATGCGGACCTGCCCTCGTCAGTGCCATGATTGGTGTCTTTGACACGGGCAAGGATGCTGCATTGATCTTGCCAGGACTGCGTGGCGGACAGCTCTTTGCCTATCTCTTCAGGCGTTTCGGGTATCCCAATAGCGGATGGGATGATCACAAAGAGCTTGTATACTACCTGCTCACGACGCCGATGGACAATGTGTTCCTGGCCGTGCGTCCTCACATGGGCGGGGACTATGCCGATAATCGCCCACAAAGTCGTGTGCATCTCATGTTTGGATACTGCATCTCTCAAGAGATTGAAGATCAGCTCTATGCCATCCCCGCAAGTAAGCATAGCGAATCAGAGATATATCAACGTGTAAGCAGTGCCCTCAAGGCAACTATCCGTGACTTGCAACGACCTGTCTATGTACGCGATGTTCCCATCAACTGCTATGGACGCGTCCCTGACGAAGAGGAGACTGAATTTGAGGACGCAGCAGAGAGAGCAGCGGAAGCAGGCTATGGCATTCCTGCCGCGCTCCTTGTAGACATTGATCGCTATGATAAGTTCCTGGACGCCATGGCAATCCTTGGAAGCGGCGATTTTGGCAAGGGAATGCAATGGGTCATTGAACAAGCAGCGAGGAATCGTTGACCATCTTGGATAAACAATGAGGCATTCCGTCTACACTATGTTAGGGGGTTATTTATGTTTAGAAAGCTTATTCTGCTCATCGCTCTTCTATCCTGCTTTGCCCTCACCGCTTGCGATGACGCGGCAGCGATGTCCTATGCGCCCAGCGCATACGGCGAAAACGGGCACTGCTACTATGCCTACGATCCCGCTGAAGTCATTGCGTTGCAGCAGGCAGGCTTGTGTCCTCGCACCTGGACACCAATGATTATGCCAGTTACATGGCATGCGATGTACTACATGTACTACGATAGCCCATCGTATTATGACCACTACATCCCTGTCTCACGTCGCACCTACTACCGCACAACTGTTGTCCGCCAATTCGAGACCACTCACCGCACGGAAATCACACGATACAGCACCAGCGGCAAGTGGAAGGGCAGCGATGGCAAGGCTTACAGTGGGCGTACCGTGACAACCAAGGTCAAATCCAAGCAGGCAGGGTTTACCAGTGGAAGCGCACGGACAACCACAACGAAATCACAGAGTCGGACTACTACGCAATCCAGGACCACAACTCAATCTCGAACAGTAAGCAGGACAACATCAGGCTTCCGTAGTGGCGGAGCGAGGGCAAGATAATGTACGAAGAGCATATCACTGAAGAAGTCATTGAAGTCAAGGAAGAGTCCTTGACATTCCAGGAACATCAGAGACAGGCAAGGCAGGCAGGGTTTGAGCTGTACATGGTTGTAGGCATCATCATCAATGACCCCTGGGGGCCTCGCCGGTTCGCTGAATACATTGCAGCCCTTGATCCTGAGATGGCAGAGCAAGTGGCGCGGGACCAGGTGTCTGTGCAAGTCGCAGCAGATCGTCATGGCGTCCTATTCGTAGCAGGTGTGTTGCAGCTAGTATGGGATGAGTATGATCGCCCAGGCATTGAAGTCGTTGACGACGGTGTGTACGCCGACGATCCCCATCGGGAAGAGGGCTACTTGCCACCCGGAGGCTGGATGCCTCCAATGGGATTCGAGGGGTGACATTGACAATCCCTGATATCATCACAGTAAAGCATTGACTGCCTCGATTCATCCATGCGTTTCATTGTCGCCCCCAGCGCGGCATTCCCCATCTAGCAGAAGAGCACATCAATGCATTCAATGGCCTCGCTGAAAATCAGAGCACAGCGAGGCCTTTCTTTTTCCCCAAGTCTTGACGTATCCTCATTCCTGCTACTATACTGCTAACAAACCCACGTCAGACAACCATACATCTCTACAAGGAAGAGCTTAGATGATCACGGGCATTGAAAATCGCACTGTATCCATTGACTTACTCAAGGCACATCCCAGGAACTACCGGGTGCATCCAGAGGAGCAAATTAGTAATCTTTGTGCCTCATACCGTAGATTTGGGCAATTTCGCAGTGTCGTTGCAGTCCCCGATGGTCAAGGCTATCTCATGGTGGCAGGCCATGGTTTCGTTGAGGCAATGAGACGCGAGGGTGCCACTGAGGTCCGTGTTGAGGTCCTTCCCGTTAATACCCCCGCATCGACAATTGAAGCTATCATGGTCGCAGACAACTTGCATGCCCAATCTGCTCAAGACGACGAACATGCGCTCGCAGCCCTCCTGCAATCCCAGGTCGATGCAGGGTTTTCCTTGGAGAGCATGGGCACCGATGAGGAGTCATTGAGGCAACTCCTGGAAAGCCTTGGCGATGCATTGGATGACGATGATGACAGTGAATGCGATGAGGATTTTGATGGGGAGCCGGATGAGGAACAGACACGGGTAAAGTTGGGGGATGTGTGGAAGCTGGGTAGGCACACTATTGCATGTATTAATAGCTGTGATATCAATGCTGTCAAGAAACTTGTAGGCACTAATCAAATAGCATATGTCTGGTCAGACCCTCCGTATGGCATTGATATCGTTGCCACTAAAGGCGATGTGGGAGGCGGTGCCTCCCACATGCGTAAGACAGGCAAGTCATATCTTGAGGAGTGGCAAGAGAAGAAGAACGGACTTGCTCCCAAAGGGCTTGGAACTGTTGGGGGTTCCAAGCCCTTTGGGAGCAAGTCCGTTCGAGGCACCGTCGGTGCCTCGAACGTCGTGGAAGCAGGGAAGTACGCCCCCATTGTTGGCGATGATAGTACCAATACAGCCATTGCCTCTTCCATGCTTTGCTTTGAATCTTTTCCCAATGCTCTGCAAGTTTGGTGGGGTGCCAATTACTATGCTAATGCGCTGCCACCCTCTTCTTGCTGGATTGTGTGGGACAAGGAAAACACGGGTAACTTTGCCGACGCTGAATTAGCATGGTGTAGCGATGACAGCGCAGTGCGTATATTCAAGCATATGTGGAATGGAATGCTCAAAGATAGTGAGCATGGGCAGAAGAGAGTTCACCCATCACAGAAACCTGTAAAGCTTGCAGAATGGTGTTTCGAGAAATACGGTCAAGAGGGTGATATCATCTTTGATCCGTTTCTTGGCAGCGGTATGAGTATTATTGCAGCAGAGAATACAGGGAGGACCGTGATAGGCTGCGAGTTATCTCCTGAATACATTGATATCATCGTAGCTCGTTGGGAGCAACACACAGGCCAACAAGCCCAACTCCTAGACCGCATTGAGGACGCAGCGCATGTCTGAGCAACCATTGAAACACACTGAAGAGTCATCGAAGGCGAGGCTTTTCTGTGACGCTTACATGGGAATGGGTGAAGATCGCAGCCTGCTTAAGCTTTCAAAGATGGAAGTCGACGGAATCACGGTGGGGCTTCGATGGCTCAAAGAGTGGTCAACGAAGTTTGACTGGCAGGGACGTGCACGGGCATATGATGCAGAACAACTTGAGAAGAAGCGCAGGGCACGAGAGTTGCAAGTAGAGCAGATGAATGATCGCCATGCGCAAATTGGTATAACGCAACAGAAGAATGCACTTGAGCAAATACAGAGGCTTATCACTATGGGAGACTTTGGGGCAGCAGCCACCGTGCAACTCTTGAAGTTCGCCACGGACATTGAACGCATTGCACGCGGGGCAGCCACTGAGCAACTTGCCTTGACTGGCAAGGATGGCGGCAAGGTCGAGATGGACGTGGTGGTTGAAACCTTCTGGGGAAGAGGCACCGACCCGCGCCGCAAAGTCGAGGAGATCGATGAGGAACCAACGGAAGGCGATGAGGGCCCAGGGATTGACGTTGAATTTGGCGATGATGGCAATGATGAGCCATGGGAGGACGAAGAGGACAGCGATTCTTTCGATGAAACCAACTCTTGACACTTTGGTTATAACATTTCAAGGAGATCAATGACGCAAGCGTCGACACGCAGAGTAAAGCTAGGCCTTTACTCACCACACAATGGACAGAAGAAGCTGCACAACGCCGCAGGTCGCTATCGGTTTCGTGCGTGTTGCTGGGGGCGTCGTGCAGGGAAAACCTTTGGATGCTGCAACGATCATGTCAAGGAAGGCGTTGAACGTCGCAAATCCTTGAACTGGTGGGTAGGGCCAACGTACAAACAAGCAGAGATAGCCTTCGAGACCATTGTGCGTGCTTTGCGGGATCAAATGACATCCCGCCCGAATTATACGCATCTCAAGTTCAAGCTCTATTCCTCCGAGTTCGAGTTCCGCTCTGCCAAGAACCCCGATGACCTGCGAGGCGACGGCGTGCATCGCATGACCATCGATGAATGCAGGGAGATCAGGGCGCGGGCATGGTTCGAGGTCATGATGCCGATGTTGGCAGACACTGATGGCACTGCGGTATTCATTAGTACCCCTGAAGGCCATGACTGGTTCCACGATATTTTCATGAAAGGGCAAGATCCGCTCGAAAAAGACTATTGGTCCTTCTCTGCTTCATCTTACGTCAATCCCTATCTTGACCGTGCCTACATCGAAGAGATGAAGCGAACCCTGCCAGAGGACAAGTTTGCCCAGGAAATCCTTGCAGTATTCCTTGCCGATGCAGCGACGGTCTTCAAGCGCGTCGACGGATGTATCACGAACCGCAAGAAGGTCATCCACGGCAATAGCTATCAAGAGGACCCGATCCCAGGTCACACCTACATTCTCGGGTGGGACCCAGCGAAGCACCAGGACTTCAGTGTCATCACCATCCTTGACTGCAACACTGGTCGCCTCGTTGCCTTCGATCGTGACAACAAGACCGACTATCGCATTCAGATTATCCGTGTCCTCGCCCTTGCCTTCAAGTACAACCAGGCCTCGATCGTCATGGACGCGACGCGTGACGATGCTATCCTTGAACGTCTCCAAGAGTCAGGGTTGGCAGTGGAAGGCATTGTCTGGACAAATCCCCGCAAGCGTGAGATGGTCGAGCGGTTGCAGTTGGCAATCGAGCATATCCAGATCAGATTCCCCAATATCGCCATCATGATCAAGGAACTCAAGGCTTACGGTTACAAGATCACAGCCTCGCGCAATATTGTCTATGGAGCCCCCGACAATCAGGAGGAAGGCGTCAAAATCCATGATGACTGCGTGTCCTCTTTGATGATGGCGGTCTACGGGGCTAACCTTGGCGGCGAGATTGCCATTGTCCGTTCCCTGGGTGGCAAGGCATCCGACGGTATCCCTGCCTCTCGCAGCTTCGACGATGAGGAGTACCATGATCTCGATGAGGAGCAACGAGAAAGCCTTGAACATCGCCAGGGGAGCACGGGACGCATATTGCAAAGTATTTTGAGTGGAAGGTTTGGACGATGACCGATCGTGTCAATGCATTCGTTGTTATCCTTGACAGGGATATCCGTGAAGACGATGTGGAAGCAACGATAAATGCTATCAATCAAATAAAAGGTGTTCTTGAGGTGATACCGCAAACAAGTGAGCCGATACATACAGCGGTTATGCGTTCGAGGCTCAAAGTAGAGTTATTCTCTAAGCTCACTGAAATGATCAAGGAGACCTAGATGAAAACGATAGCACTCTATAACTATCCTTACCCTGCATTGATCTTGCCGTGTGAATCGGGGATTATCTTTGAACAGCAAACAGGAGGGCTATCCTGCACTCATCACAAGGTGGAGGGGATATTCCTGCCATTGCCTGTAACAAGCCGCAATTTACGCATGTTCATGGAGGCGTTGGAAGTCCTTCACCCTGGATGCTGTGGTCATTCCCTGACTTTCGAAGAGGCGGGGAAACTTGATGATGACGTGATTAAGAGATACAATGTTCCATTAGAAGTAAATAAGGAGAGAAGAGAGGAAAGTACAGAGGCATGGGTACACATGCGTATTATGGGCAAGGGTGATCATTGGCCTTACAGGGCAAGCAGCAGCTTGATATGGGACTATAAGCGACTTATAGAGAGATTTAAACCGGATGTTACGGAAGATGAAATATCCAAGGCAATCAATGACAATATCCTTGAATGCTCTGCTCTCGCTGACTTTGCGGGGCAAGACGCTATTTTAACTTGGGAGAATTGCGACTGATGCGTTACATCACTGTCACCCTCGACTTCGTAGAGGGCCATGAAGCGCAAGGCATAGACGATGCCATAGCACAGGGGCTCAATGATCTTTCAGCGGAGATCAATGGTCAAGCCGTGGAATTAGTCAATGTGTCCTCAGTGCTTATCCGTGAGAGGCTCTGTGTAACAGTGATGGCAAGGCCATACATCCCTGCTCAGCAAAGCAATCTCAGCGACTTGCTTGGACAGTCACTGACCATCAATGAGCGCCGTGCCGTCTTTGCAAAGCTCAGTGAACTTATCGGCGCGTCTGTGAACGAGCATGGAGAAGTAGCGTCTGACGGTGAAGTGAAGCATCAATGGGGTTTCGAAGAAGCCAAGGCGTTCGTAGGACCGCATTGAAGGGGGCATGGTGAGAAAGCTTGTTATAAATACACGGCATCCCGTAACGGTGCATCTGCTTTTAATGCAATACGATCTTATTGATCACAGCAATGCAATCCATGGTAGTCTCGGGTTGCTCATCGACTATCCTGATGATGCATTGAGCCAGGAGCTTATTTTCTGGTTTGCTCTTGCACAGGGGTGTGGGTTGGTGAGTGAGTACCGCTTGGATTTCTCAACGAAGGGAACACGGTAAGTATGAAAGACTTATTGGAAGGGCTAACCTTGCAAGGCTTGGCAAAGCGATACCATGAACGCTGCGACTTCTTTGACCGCGCGGTGTGCACAGGGAAGTCTCCGAGGAGTGGCGAGCCCATGCCAGTGGATGGCTATGAGCTGGGCTTGGTCAATAGGAACGCACGGCAGGTCCGTGATGACATTGTGAGGCTAGGCATGTCAATGGGTTTCACTGAAGAGCAGATTGCAAAGGCAATACAGGATACGGCATGAGATATGGAGAGTGGCGGAAAGGTGTAGACGACTTAGGCGGTGAAAGGTGCTAGCACTCATGCGGTTGGAGCAATGAGCCAACAAACTGAGTAACCGGACGAAGGCCGAATGGAAGTATTAGGCTATGCGGGGTTCGAATCCCCGCCTCTCCACTAAGGATACAGAGCATGAGCAGACGCAAGCGAAAACAGAAGAATATCGCTCTAGCCAAGGAGCAGAGCGGGCACACACCGAGGTTATCGGATTGGGAGCAGCTGGCAACGAACCCCGTGCTTTCCTCTGCCTTCCGTGAGTTGTCAGTGAGTCTTCAACGATCACAGGCATTGGCAGAGCAACGCGCCGTGCGGTCATCGTCAGGCGCGGCACCCTCTGAGTTCCTTGACTTTCGCCATGCCCTCTCTGTGATCGATCAGCATCCCGAGCTTGTGCCATATATCAGGGAATTGCAGCACAGCGAACGCCGCGAAATGCTCCGAGAGTCAACGATGCTCAGGGAGGCCCCAACGGGCAGCTATCCCCAGGCAAGCTCAGGTGGATGGTCCTTTGCTCGCAACCAGCCTCAAGGCGTACCCAATGCCTCAACCTTGAGGTACTACGCCGACAACAACGTCTGGACACGCGCTGCCATCAATGAGCGTCGCACGCAGATCGGTAGCGCTGAGATTGCTGTGGGACCCATCGACCCCAAGAAACGCTATGATCAATCACTGCAAGATGCATTGCAACTCATCCTTGACCAGCCCAACGAACTGCGTCAGAACTGGTCAGAGCTTGCATCGTCGGTGCTCGAGGATATCCTTGTGCTCGGACGTGGTGCGATTAGCAAGAACATGACAGCATCTCGCAAGCCCGTTGCTTTGTACGCCGAAGACGCCGCAACCATCAAGATCTACCCTAATTGGGACGGCAGCCCTGACCAACCTCGATATATCTTTGAGGAGCCTGGGACCTCACGGAAGGTTCCACTGCGTAACGATGAAGTCATCATGCCGTTCCTCAACCCCGCAACGTACCGCTATGGGTTGAGCCCTGTCCAGGTCCTCATGGACACCATCAAGGCAGACATGGAGGCGACACGGCAGGCTCTGCGCATGATGGAGCAGAAGCCACCCCCCAATGCCATCCAAATCCCCAAGGCCTCCAAGCAACAACTCGAAGGACTCAGAGAGACATATGACACGGACATTGCAGGGATGAAAGAGCTCTTCTGGTTTGGTGGACCAGAGGCGGCAAAGCTCTTTCCGCTTGTCTTTTCTGCCAAGGAAAATCAATTCCTCGAATACCAGGAATACATGGTGAGGAAGATCTGCGCGGCATTCCAAATCAGCGCACAACAACTCCAAATGACCTTCCAGATAAACAAAGCGACCGCTGAAGTCCAGGCAGGTCACGCCGAGGATGCAGGGCTCATACCGCTCTTGCTGCTCTTTGAGCAGTATATCAACGGCGAATTCATTGCAGACTTTGCCCCGCCCTTGCCAATGAGTCGTTATGATCTCATTGCCTTGAACCTCTGTGCACGGTTCCCAATGATCTCCGAGCAGGCACGGCAGATCCATGCGCAAGAGTCCCTTGAGATGGCAGAGAAAGGCCTTGCAGGATTGCCGTCAATTACCCTTAACGAGGTATTAGCTGCACGGGGTGCAGAAAGAATTGACGGGGGGGATACATTCTGGATCAATACAGCAAGCGGGCCTCTTCCATGGCTATCCTACGACGGCGAGATTGGAGATTTCGTCAAGGACCCCACCGATGTCCCAGATCCTGCATTGCTTCCCACTGAGACCGCACCGAATGCCACGCCAGTCGACGACAGCACGGATAGCAATGACAAGGCAGGGAAGTCGGTGTGGTTCGATGCGAGGCCTCCGGGGATGCCATGGAAGCCGAAGTACATGCGGAGAGGAGTAGCAAGATGAACCTTGGACTCATAGCACAATCAGTGCAAATCAGATACAACCCTGCTGAAGTCAGAGAACAGGAGCGCAATTTGATTGCAGGGTATGTTGCAGGGTACCCCGTTACCTGGGAGATGTTTCAGATGCTCAAGTGGACAGACGAATATGCCCGTCAAGGCAAGCGATATCCCCGACCTCGCAGATGTCGAAGCAAGGCAAGGATGAGCAGGGAATGGAGGGATAGGGCATGATTAACCCGCAAGAGCAAATTAGACGTGCATTGAGCTTCTTTGCGTTCCCTGCAATCAAAGCACTAGCACAAGCCGAAGTCACATACGAGCGCGACTGCCTTGAGCTCTATGACCTCATTGGGCCACCGCTTTCCATTGATCAGCTCAAGGCAATCGTGATGGAGGTGGCATATCAGTCCACGCACAAGAACAGCGATGCACCGGGGCACCTTGCGTATCTCCTCAAAAACAAGTGGTATGTTGAGAGCTCTGCGTCACGGGACCTTGTGGATGCGCTAGATCGTGTGTTCAATCATCCAGTGGATTGTAGCGAGAAGTGCCTTGCGAAGTTCCTGGAGTTGCGAGAAAGGACAATACAAGCATGACCCAACAAGACATCACAGAACTCACCGTTGTCCCTGACAGCAAGGCATGGCGTGACTATGAGCAAGGCGACATTGGACGCCTCGAAGGAAGTCAAGGAGATCGGTGGCTTCTCTGCTGTCCTCTCTGCCGCAATATGAGTCATCTCGATTTGAACAGGATCGTCCAGAACGATGATGGCACGGTCTCATCCACGCAACCCCTGCATTGCCATGGTCGCAATGCGAGGCAACGATACAGCATTGATCACAATCGCGTGAGGTGGCTATGATCCAGCAGGAAATCACACACATCACCGTTGTCCCTGACTCTAAGATGGCAACTGAGTATCAGCGAGGAGACATCGGTCGGGCTTGGATGCCCATGGATGATCGCTGGGTTCTCTGTTGCCCTGGATGCGGATGCTGGGTTTTTCCTTGGCGTACTATTGTTGAGCACAAGGATGGCACCGTCTCGTCCGTGGAACCTCTGCACTGCCACGGTCGCAATGCGTTGCAGCGATACAGCATTGATCATAATCGAGTGAGGTGGATATAGAGATGATAACTAGGCTCAAGAGTGTCAAGCAAGTTATGAATGAGATGAAAGAGGAATATCAGACTTACATACGAAATGAGTTTGAAAATATGCATATGTACATAAAGACAGGAGACATTGACAAAGCAAGGGAGTGCTCTGACCTCTTGGATAAGCTCAAAAGAGATGCACATATCCTAAATCAGCTTGTGCATCGATTAGAACAGGAGGCAACCATAGAATGAGCAAACAACACTTTGAAGATTTCAAGCAAGAGCATCCAAAGATTGCAGAGGCCATGGGCATCATTGGGATGACCTATGAAGAGTACTGCGAAGCCTATGATCGCATGGTTCTTCAAAAGTTCATGAGGCCTTTGCCTGTGGATACAACCAACACAACACCTCTACCGCAGCATAGGTGGCAGGTATGGTACACAAATTCAACAAAAGGAGTAACAAACACATGACATACGCTTCAAGCCGCCAAGGCTTCATCGAGATCAGTGATGACATCATCGACATTCTTGGCATCCATGTCGGCGAGGAAGACGGCAAGAAAGTTGCCCTTCTCAAGGTGGCTCTTAACCCTGACAAGAGCTACGAGCCCACTGATCCTGACGGGCTCTACTTCCATTCCACGAATGGCATCAATCATCAGAGCTTTGGCCCTGTTGCCATTGCAGACTCACAGGCAGCATTGCTTGCAGTGCCTTCAGTGGAAGAGGTTACATCTGATGTCCAGGCAACCGACAATACGGATGAGGTACCTATTGTTCCTCCCATCGGGGAGAGTGGAGTAATCTAGCATGAGAGTATCGACTTTGGAGCCGTCTCTGCTCAAGGATGGCCCGAATCCGGCGTTACAACCGGACTTCAAAATCTACACAGGAGCCATGGAAGCCGATCCCAACCGCGAGAACGTTGTGCGCATGATTGGCTCATCGACAGAGCGGGATCTCCAAGGTGATACCATGGCCCTCAGTGCCCTCACTGACATGGCACAGGTTGATCCTGGCATGTCCATCTGGCTCAATCATCGGTACAGCCTGCCCGAGAGCCTCTTCGGATCTCTCCTTGAGAAGCCGGAGCTACGATTGCAGGGAGGGATCGCTGACCTGCACATTGTGAGCGATGTGACCCCATCGAACCCCGATGCCATCAAAACCTATGGATACATCAAAGAAGGTCGGCGTATGGGATGCTCGATTGGATGTATCATTCTCGAATATGAGATCGATGAAGAGAATGACGACGGGCGATCCTGGTGGCCTCCGCTCATCATTCTGCACGTCTTGCCCCTTGAGTGGTCAGTCGTTGGTATCCCTGCCAATCAGCGGTCATGGGTCGAGAATGCCATCAGGGGCCTCTTTGAAAGGTCATTGACCCAAGGCAAAGGCGATGAGGCATTGAAGCTTGCACCGGCTATGCGAGGACTCTATCCCCGCGCCTTCACCGAAAAGCTCAAGGACGTCAATGATCAGTCACTGCTCAAGGATCTTGAGAAGATCAAGCCACGTGCGATGCCAGATCAAAGGATAGAGTGGGAAGCCCCTCGCAAGGTGTTCACTCTCAATCGCATGCAAAAGGGCGCGTGGGCATCGACTGACATAGGACGCAATGAGGTCACTGCACTCCTTGAGAAAGGCATCGGATTGCCACTGCATACAGAGAAGACAATGATTGGCTGGGACCCCGCAACAGGACCTGGCTCCGCAGTGTTGGTCAAGTCTGATGGTGATGGGAATGTTCTTGAAGTAAAGCCGCTCGCAGAAGGTGAGGTTGTTGAACCCGATAAGGCGAAAGAAGAGCAGAAAGCCACACTGCTAACCAACAACGCCACTGGCAGCACCGAGGTTGCAGAGGTGATCCCTCTCAAGGAATACGATGAGGGCATTGCGGAGGCAGGGGAGCCTTGTGTAACATCTGAAGAGAAAAAGGCAGAGGCTCTTAAATCTATAGAAGAGGCAGAGGAGCGCTGGGACAGGGAGCATGAAATTCCACTCATATCTGGTTACAGCCCGGAGACAGTCACCCTGCCCAAAGGCGTGGAACCGCTTGCCGAATTAGACAAGGCAAGATTTGAGTCTATTGCTGGTCCCTTGGATGTCCAACTCTTCAATGCCCTCGCCGCACGTCTTGGACAGTCTCAGATCGCCCTTGACGGCAATGGTGAGATCGTGGCGTCCAAGGCATTCCCTGAGCTTTCACCGGAGTCCGTCCAGGAAACCATTGCCAAGGCATTGGATATCGTTGAGGCAACCAAGGCGGGCAATAAGCTCTCCAAGGAGAACAGGGGCCATGTCCAGGCATGCCATGATGCCCTGGTGTCCATGGCAGGGACGCAGTGGGACCCCTGCGAGGGCCTTGATGGCAGCAGTGACGGCGAGGAGACCGATGAAGAGGGGGCGAAGGACATCGGCATTGTATCTTCTGCCAAGTTTGAGCAACTCCTCACTGAGCAATCTGCGAAATTCGATGCTTTCGTTGATGCTCTTGCCACGCACGGCATTGACCCCAATGCGCTCAAGGACTTGCAGGGAGAAATCAAGGACGCTCAGAGACAGGCACAGGTACTGCAAGGGCAGATCCAAGAAACCGAGGATGCCATTGCCAAGCTCAAAGATATGCCATTGGGACAACCAACAATGCTGAAGAGGAGCGTCAAGACAGGGCAAGATGTTGCAACCTATCAGGACTTTGCGGGTATCCGTAGGACGACAGTCAGGGAGCTAAATGTCAATGAGAGGCGATGGACCCTCGCAGAAGCCCTTGAACAAACCACTGTAATTTCAAGGACACTGCCAGGCGGTGAAACTTTGAACTATCGCAAGTGGCCCGAAGGCGTTGGCGGATCTGTGCAGGCAGGGGTGCGACCTGAGCTCACAGGTGCACAGAGGCAATGGATGCACCCGATGGAGATGTTGTCCTACAGCGACGGCAATGAAGCTGCCGTGCCATGCTATGACGACCCCTGCGGAGTCAAGGCGTAGCATCACAGCATCTTCAGGGAGAAGGCCCTGGCCTTCTCCCTGAACACCTCTTGACAACACTGCTATCAATGTTCTATGCTTCTAGCAATACAACCCACGCCAAGCGCACAGCTAGCGACACGCAAGCCAGGACGCGACGGCAAACAACTTTCGTTACAAACCGCGTGCACAGCTCGCACAAAGTTGACTCCATAGCCAAGAGTGCTTGAGACTTCCCCTAGAGCCAAGACACAAAGGTGCTACCCTTGCAAATCAAGGAGGCACATTGTGCCCTCAGATACATTATTCACGGAGATACAGCATCCTGCTACTCCAAAGTATGCCCAGGATCGTCAAAGGCAGATCAACGAATGTCTGAGAATGACCGAGCCTGAGCTGAAACAACTACTCAAGAACACCATCAACAACAGCGCGCCACTTCGCGATGAGGGGAACATGACCTCCAAGATCCTTGGAGAGATGCAGACTTCCCCGATGGTCCCCGCAAGCGTCAAAGGTATCTTAGACACCACTGGAAGCACCACGGGCAACGCGTTGTTGCGCCAAGATCTTGAGCCAATCCTTTTCAAACGTGGAGGCTTTAGCCAGTAATGGCTATCGAATAACCGCTCTGAATTCGGTGAACATCCCAACGCCTCCGACGAGGGCAGTGGATAACGCCGAGCTAACTGCAATAGACAGATCAAAACATCTTCATTTGCAGAGGCGTAGAGACTAAGCGAGCGGCTCCTGGATTAACAAGCAGATTTTGGAAGAAGGGGATAAGCTCTTCTTCCTTGCCAAAAGTTTTGAGATGGCAAGGTTCACAGAGGGTGATCCCGTTGTCGAGATTGTTCGTTCCTCCCTTACGACAAGGAACGATATGGTGAATATCTAGATTGTCTCTAGATCCACACCAACAACATTGATGATTGTCACGTTTATGGATAAGGCGGCGTTTGCGTTGAGAGAAAGCACGGCGAGCAGTGTAACGTTTTCTGGGAGGACCGGAAGTTCCGCCCTTCCTCATGGGAATGCCATGACGTTTCATGGCTTGCTGAACACTGCTGCCAGCGCATTCAAGCTCATCGGCAATTTCTACCGTAGAGAGTTGTTGAACAACATATTTGTTGTACAGCCAATCACGATCATGCAGAATGGCGAGGCGAATGCTTCCACGGGATTTGTATCGAATGGGGATGTCGAAGCTTCTCAGGTAAGCGCGGACGTTCTGTTCAGTACATCCCAGAAATTCAGTGATTTCATCGATGGTTTCTTGCTGTTCAACATAATGTTCAATCATCCATTCTTTATTAGGTCGCCACTTATTCAACCCGTGCTGTTTCAATGCATTAACAACGGTATCATTGCGACATCCAACTTGACGAGCAATAGAAAGAATGTGGCGTCCTTCGACGCAATACGCTTGAAAGAGGAAATCCTTGGTGAGGATAGTAGACCAATCACGGGTTGGTTTGCCAAAAGTTCCCATAAGAAAAACACCTCCGATAGTGTTGTTCCGATTTCTCTTGGGGCGCGGATCGGAAGACCGCTTGTCAAGCCGCTGATCAGGCAACTTCTAGCCCTCTTTATTATAGCACAACTCAGCTTTACAGTCCAGGATGATTCCATAGTCCGATCTTGCAGGGAACTGCAAGAGAACCGCAGAAATGACGGTTCCCGTGCTAGATGCACGAGTAACAAAAAGCACGCAATCTTCATTAAGCGCTTTCCCGTCTGGGAGAGACTTACGAAGAAACAGAGCAATGGCTTACTTCACCAGGCAACACGTGTAACTTCGCCTGACAGCGGATCGGCGGGTTCAACGCTTATCAGTGAGACTGGCACCGTTTCCTACACTACGGGTGCATATGACAAGCTGACCTTCCCGATCGGCGTCTTTGCCACGGGTCGCGGTGTGACCTTCAAAGAGATCGCTGCCGTTTCTGCCGGTGGTTCCCCTCCTGCCTACTCCCCGGAGCTTACAGAGATGAGTAACGGAATGGTGAAATTAGCGCAGGACCTGCAATACTTCATCTTGCAAGGAAATGCATCGAACTCATCGGGAGCCGGTGCTGCCACTGAGAAAGGTGTTTACAACGCCAATGGGATCGATGGTTTTCGTGGTGTCCTGGGAAGCCAGGGCTCTTTCTCAGGGAACGGTGCGACACAGGTTGATATTAGCTCGCTCAATATGACCGAGTCCCTGCGATTTGGTGCCACCCAGGCAGCCAACAATGGAGGCAATCCCAAGCTCGCATTCCTGTCTTTCAACTCCAAGCAGTCCTTTGACGATGAGCAGATGAGCAACGTTCGCTATCAAGAGCGTTTGGCGGATCTCATCCCAGGCACGCGCGTTACCGCAGTGACCTATGCTGACGGTGAGATCATGCTCATTCCGTTTCCAGGTTCCACAGGCGGTACCTATAACCGAACCTCCGATAATGCTCTCGTTGAAGACATCTACATTGTTGACGATGAGCACATTGCTATTCCGTGGCTATACTCCGAGAGCTTCACGATACTGCAATTGCCTTCTGCCGTCGATAATGTATTATCTTCCAGGTGGATAATTTTCGGTATGTACGGGCTTGAAATAGCAGCCCCCTCATTCAATACAAAAGTTCGCCGATTGGCTAGCTAATTGATAGGAGACACATGAGATGACAAAGAAAGACGATCAAGCTCCTATCAACAATCCAGAGGAGCCCAAAGAGCAGCAACAAGAGGCACTGCAAAGCAAGGCTGTCACTGATATCCAGGAGCAACCCAAGGAGCAACCCAAGGAGCAATCCAAGGAGCAATCCAAGAAATGGGAGCCCAGTGACGACGATCGTGTGACTGTTCTGCACGGCTGGGGGCGCGTACCAACTGGTGACAAGCATTTTGTTGACAAGGTGCTTTTCATCGATGGCGTGGCCCGCAATGTGCCCTACGCCTTTGCAAAATACTGGCAGAAAGGGACGCGCCCTGACGGTAAGCAAGATCAGGTCTATGGCAAGGTAAATATTCATGTGTTGCCTAGCGATGCAACCGAAGCCGATTTCTGCGAAGCAACAGGGATTACGCCGATGCCCGTCGAGAAATTCGCTGCACAACTGGCAGGCGTTGACCTCAATGAGCTCGCAGCTCAGCTTGGTACCGAACGCCTGAAGAAGCTTGTTGATGGCCTGGACGTGCATCTTCCAAAGCACATGCAAAGGGGGTAAGCCGTGGCCCTTCTCAATGAATTTCTAGGACTTAACAGGGATTTGCCCATTGGTCCTTCAGTGCGTTTCGCCAGCGCTACAGCGGGGTCAGCGACGGACTATGAAGGCATACTGTTCGTTGTCCCTGATCTGACCAAGCTTGCACAGTCGGGCCGCGCAGGGGGACTGCCAATGAATGCGCTGCGGACAAGGCTTGCCATCTGGACAACTGAGGCCAACTTGACCGGGGCAGCAACGAACTTCTTTACGTGGCAGGTTCTGCACAAGCGGGCAGGGGCGTTGCTGGTCAATACGACGACACCCACGGCGGTAGCTGCTCCGGGCGTAGTCGTAATCACACCGGCGGCAATGACTAACATCGTCGTTGGCACTGCCCTGCTCGTTGATACCGGTGCCAGCGCTGAGACGGTCATTGTAACCGCTGTGACGGCAACGACGTTCACCGCTACCTTTGCAAATACCCACTCGAGCACGTGGAATGTTGTTTCCGCACCACTGGCAAGTGTTGCCTATAGCAGCGCCCCTGTGACCGAGACAGCACTGACTCCACGGCAGATCGCAACGCAGTACACCGCCAACCCGATCTTGTCAGGGGATATCCTGACCTTCAAGCGCGTGAGCAGCAATGCAACGGGCCTTGCAAGCCCAGCCGTTACCGTGCAACTTGATCTTGTCTTTGCGCAAGGCAGGGGCTTTGCGGGATAGAGGTGCGTGATGGATTGCCAGTATAGACCTCTACATATCACTGCCACAGGGACAGGGGTGCCCGTTGGCAACAACGTCGCAACGACAGCACCAACGACAATCACGGCAGGCGCTGACCGCGTTGTGACCCCTGCTTCCATGGCAAATATCACGGTTGGACGATGGCTCAACTTTGCAGGGGGGACAGGGACGGCAGAGGATGTCGTGGTAAAAACAGTGACTGCAACGACGTTCACTGCTGACTTTGTGAATGGTCACTCTGGTGCCTACACGATCAGCTCACAGAGGACCGTCGATCTTGGCAACTTTGTGGTCAATGATCCTGGAACAACAGTTACGGTCACACTCTACGACGGTCATCCCAGTGCAAGCCCCGCTGGGACAGCGATTGCAGTGATTAAGCCAGTGGCAGGGGATCTAGGCCGTGAGTATGAGGTGCGGTGCAACCGTGGCCTGTTTTATACCTTGTCGGGCACGCCCGGGGACTACACTATCAGCTATCATGACCGTTCTGCATGAGATTTGTTCGTTATGACTAAATACTTGACGACAACTCAATATCGCGACTTGGACGAAGGTATCGGCACTGACATCAATGATCTTGCATTGAGCAGGCTCATTGCACGCGCTGAGTCCGCTGTGGATACATGCATGAAGTTTCGCTTGGGGATAGGCGGCTTCGAACCGCACAACGTGTGGATACAGCAGAAATGGAGTGATCAGTCAAGGCAGACAGCGTTCCCGTCGTATCCGGTGCCCGTGCAGAAGGTCAATCGCTATCGGATACAGGTGAGTAATCTCTCTGATGGCAATGGTTTCTTCTTGGGCATCAACGTGTCCGATGCGATCATCAATCAACGCGATGGCTACATCGAGATTGTCCCATTGGAGGCATTGACTTTCAGCATCGGGCAGGTCCTGCTGAGCCTCAAGGTCTCGATTGTGCAGATGGATTGCTTTGTCTCCTTCTACATCCCTGTCTTTGGTGAGCAATTGATCAACACGGGGAATAACCAACTTTACAAGGCAGTCAGGGGTTTCTGGGCAAGCACTAATAACCAGGCCGCGCACCTGACACCCAACCAGCCCCTGCCTATCCCTCCTGCGGTGTACGTCAACGGGGCGGCAACAAGCCCATCGAACTACACTGTGGACTACACCGAAGGCTCAGTGCTTTTCAATGTTGCACAATCAGGGACTGCCCGGGTGACCGCTGACTATACAGCGACGATCCCTGAGCCTGCGAGGGAGGCAACGATCCGGCAGACCTCGGACATCTTGGAGCAACGATCTCTGCGAAAGTCAGGGATGGGTGGGATCTACAAAGCGCGGAATGCTGATCAGGAAATCCAGATGAAGCCACCTGTGCGAGGGGATAAGCCTGACGTGCTTTGTGATAGTGCGATGGCGTGCCTTGCATGCTATGAGGAGGTGGCAATTGCATGAGGGTGATATGCATCTTATGAACAATAAAGAGACAAATGTGGGTGATAAGGTTAAGTACGTTAATTATGTCGGAATTGGACATAAAGCAACCATCACGGCGCTTGCAGAGCAGGATGGTACCCATTATGCAGAGGTGGAATTTGAAAAGGATGGGCGTCCAACGCATGTGACATGGGTGCCATACAACGTGCACCCTGCAACCCATTCTTGGCATCATTCTCAGGTTGGGGAAACTCCATGATCCCGCTCAAGAACGTGCGTATCTGGACATCGAGGTCCGCTGCATACTCTGCAACAACAGGGACGCCTGCGCCATCACCGCATCTCAGTGCAATCGAGGCGCATCAGAGTCCAGTGCCACAGAGCGACTATATTAGCTTACCAGCGGGTGCCATGGAGTCCGAATACTTGATGAAAGTCGAAGCGGGGACAGACATCAAGAAGGGGGACACGATCACACAGATCACCCTGGGTGACGGTGTGACACCCTGGGATGAACTAGGAAGCAACGAAGCGCTCCTCGTTGCATTTGCAAGGAATAGCAGTGCAGGGGCATTGCAGCATCGACGGCTGTACTGCCAACGGATAGTCGGCGGGGGTCCATCAGTTTAAGGAGGAATATATGTCACAAGTACATGCACGGTTTCGATTAGATCGAGTTACCCGCATGAAGGGGTATTACAAAGCCCCTGGTGAACAGGAGGCAAAAATAGTCGAAGGCTCTTATGTTGAGTTAGGTGCTGTGCAGGGAGAGCCGTTTGGAAGCGCTACTCCATCAGGTGATCTTAAAATGGGGATTGTCAATCCAACAGCTTCACAAGTTTTCTTTGATGCACCTATTGGGCAAGAGTTCGATGTCTTGATCACTCCGACTGAGAAACAATCATGAACTTCACAAGCAACACATCAGGGCTTGACGCTCTGCAAGCAAGGCTTTCCCGTGCACGCACTGCCTTTCCTGGCATTATCAGGGACGCTGCGCAGAGGTCAGGGGATGCCATGAAGAAGGCATTGGGGGACAAGGCTCCTCATGGGACGCATGGAGGAACACCGCCAGAGGGCGATGCAACCGGATCTCTTGCAGGATCTTTCAAAACGAAGGTGGAACAACAGGGAGTGGGCGCAAAAGTCGAGGTCTTCACCGAACAACCAGTCAAGCTCAAATATATTCGCGAGGGCACGGGATTATACGGGCCAAAGAAGCAATTGATAACACCACTGGTTAAGAAGGCGCTTTACTGGGACAGTGCTGCACATCCGGTAAAAAGCGTGAAAGGGCAGAAGGCCAACGACTTTGTAAAGCCCGTCCTGGAGCGTGAAAACGAGATTGTGAAGCCAGAGACAGACAAGGCGATCGATGAGCTCAAAGACATTCTAGGAGGTCATTGAAGCACCATGCCACTCAGGGGATACAACAATGCCAACGATGTGCTGACCGTCATGGATGTGCTCAAGGCTCTCATTGCAGTGGACTTGAGCACAGGGCAACCCAATACCAGGATTGGAGAGATCCAGGTAGCGACGGGCAACGATCTCATCTATATCCAGGACTACTATGAAATGCTCAAGGGACCGAAGCCTGCCGTACACATCGAGGCAGGGCCACAGCGCTACTTCTTGGACGCTCAAATGGGACGCGAAGGGCAAATGCTAATTAAGATTAAATACTGTGATAGCTGGGACGCGCAACCCGACACGATAAGCAATATAAAAAGAAATAATATGATAGATCTTATGCGAATTCACAGTAATATAGAAAACAATGATACCTTAGAATTTCACAATGCAAATCATGCAATGAGTATCCCTGAGATGGCATTGGGCGGCTATGAGGGAGCCATCGATAACACAACGATACCAGGGGTGTCCTTTGTCTGCCATGATTTGAACCTTGTGATCAATGCTCTTCCATACGGAGTTTGAGTCGAGAAAAGGAGACTATTTTTATATGCCAGAAAAGAAAGAACCGGTATTTGTGGCATCCCGCTACATAGGCAATACCCCGATAGGTTTGCAGGATAATAAGCGGGATTGGCGCAATATCGATGGCAGCAAACGCACTGAGCTTGTCCTCAATAATGGGGATACCCTCATGATGCCCGAAGAAGAGATAATCGGATTCACTATGTTGGAAGATCCCCACAGGCAACGAGACCCTCTGCATCTCGGTGCGGGTCGCGTTGTCAGGGCAGAGGACGCAGGGAAAAGCGATGAGGAGCTAGGGCTTTTGGGGTATGTCTTTAACGTTGGCCGTAGTGATTTTGAGTTAATAGAGGCAGAAGATGCACAGCCTCTTTCGGGTGAACCGCCTCTTGACACTCCCGTGCAAGTGGAAAGTGAGGTGCTCTAATGCCGGTCCCTGTAGCCTCTATTCGCAGTTCGAATTCTTACTTCGGCTTTGCAAAGGAATCTACTCCTGGTACTCCTGCTGCACCTACTATCTTTCCGCGTTGGATGAACGGCTCAAAGATCGACATCGATCTCAACACTGAAGATATCCGTGAAGGCGATAGCTCTCGACGCTTATCGACGATCATCAAGAATAAGCAGATGGTCAAAGTCAAGTTAGTTGCAGCGCTCAGGCCGAATGAGCTGGGCTTCTTTGAGACGGCAGCGCAAGGATCAGGCTCGGACACCTACACTGCACCTACCGTCGCCACAACGCTTTCCGCGCTGACGACAGCGGGTGCAACATCGATCACTGTTACTGCCAACACCGGATTAACTGGCGCTGGGACGATCACCCTCGTTCTTGAGGCGGGGACTGCCACAGAAGAAGTTGCGATTTTCAATGTGCC